TAGAAAGATAAAAGGTCAGGTGCTGACGACCGATATAGAAAAGTGTAAGATTTGTACACGTGATTTCTCACCCTTTAACCCTTCTCATTGCCTTCGGGATTTCTCCCTTTTCCTCCAAATATTACACTTTTCTTTATCGGTCGTCAGCACCTGACCTTTTATCTTTCTAAGCAGCGTCCCTCTGCGAACTTTACCTGAACTGTTTTATTTATTAGAAAGACTGGTTGTCAGCACCATATTGTTTGACCTTTAAACCGAAATGAGATTTTGGTTAACTGCGTCACACTTCGGGTTTAGATGATACGAAATATCAGTTTCTTCGTATCTGCCTTGGTTGTCAACACCACTGACCTTTTTACAACAATAGACAGTATTTACCTACCCCTTGCGAGAGCGTGGACGCACCACACGTATGACGTACTATTGTTGTGTTATTTTGGTTGTCAGCACCACTTACCTTTAATACAGAGTTCTTTTATACCTTTGAACTATTACTGTCAACACGGCTTGTTCTGTATTTTTATTGGTTGTCAGCACCACTGACTATTAAGATAATTGTCTTGTTCTTCCCATCAACTGTATTTTTCTACCGTCGTAGTAAGATTCAGACATTACAAACCATTTAAATGGTAGGTCGTCATCACCTCTGACTATTTGCTCTAATAATCCTTTTCCTTTATATTCACGATTCGGCTTTAGTTCCCAATCGTTGATAGGTAAGAATATATTAAAAAGGCAGGTCGTCAGCACCTGTAGAAGTCTCAGTTACCGGAGTGCTCGTAGGAGCAAGCGGATCGACAGGCTTCTCATTGTCAGCCTTTACGGGACGCTCCAGAAGATCGTTCTTCCAAAGCTTAATCTGAGACTCTTCTTTTGCAACACTCATAGGTTCGATAAACACACCGTAAGAAGATACACGTGTATATCCATTCTTATCGAAATTCACCTTAAGGCGAACAGGATCGTTAGTTCCATCTGAAAACTGGTCTTTAACCCAGTTAATCATATCGGCAAACGAATTACCTTCGAAGTCATTATGACCTCCTTTAACAGCATCAATAACCTGCAGAATACGACCGAACTGCTGATCATCACGGGCCTGTAAATCTGCATCCGTTTTGATCCACATATTCTTCTCGTTCTTCCACTCAGTCATTGTTGCCGTCTGGCCATTCTCATTCTCGAAGATTATCTCCAAGAAATCCTTGCCGTTCTGTGACTTTTTGACGTTTACTTCCTTCAGTTTAATGTTCTCGTTGATTCCTACAGGCATGTAATTACCTTCGGATACTACAGTTGTTGCGGTTTTTGTACTATACATAGTTTCTGCTTTTATGGTTATTACTTAAATATTTTGTCCCAGTGAGTGACGAGTTTGTTATTTTCCTCATCCCATTCAGCTACGACAATATCTTGATCCCTAAGATGCGCGATACGAGTTCCTTTCGTATAGTTATCGCCTCCGACGAAGGATAGGTGCGTTTCCTTTCCTTTTCGGTAACAGTAACCAATACAATCGTAGAAGCGTTCAACTTCTTTTCGTACACCTTTCGGTAAAGACAATGACGTTCGTTGTATCGCATCCGACTTTCCGTCCACGTCTTCGTATGTATGACAGGTTATAATGAATGTATCACACAACCCTTCAAACATTGCAAGAATACGATTTATACAATCGTATAATACGCGATACCCAGCACCGAAACCAATGTCTCGAACATCAGTACCAGTCCACTTATTGTCTACTGTCTTCTTATAGATAGATGCTGCCCATGGAAGACAGATATCCTCCAATTTCGTAGCAGTATCGATAGTTATGTATTTGTAATAGTTATGGCCTACTTCAGCGTTCTTCTCTCGAATCGCTTGAGCTATTTGCCCTAGTTCTTCAACAGTGCGCGCCTGCATAGCCATAGCATCCATATACTCAGTTCCACCCTCTGTGTCAATAATTAGGTTATTCTCCAATTGGGCAAGAGCAGAACTCTTACCAATCTTCGCCTGACCATATATCACGACTCGCTTTGGGTTGAACTTAGTAGCAGGAACTGGTTTTGTAGGTAGTACTAAGCTCATAG